GTGAATATGAGCGCCTTTCTAACTCCGCAGCTTGCTAGCAAGTAGAACCAGTGAGATATCTATTGAGGTGTCCGATTCGTTGTTGACAGAGTTAGTTTTGAATTAAAAGAAAACGAGGTTATCGTTATCTTTCCCTTTGCACTTTCACAATTGGGTTATTTATAGTCGAGGCGTAATTGCCTGTATTCCAGTTATCCTACGCCGGGTAATTTGGAGGACACAACGGTCAAACTAATAGTACCCTTGTAGCTCCCGAGAAGACTTAATCGGAAGAACTTCATGAACTTAATAGTTAGTGAATTTGGAGGCGCGGTAGAATTTTGTCGACCTCTTGTGGCTAACAACCATAATGTCTATGCCTTAGAATTAAAACTGGAAAACCTAATAACCATGCATATTGTAAAACATCATGTTACAAGTACAACTACCAAAGTAAAGCAGACCGTGAGCTCAGTAAAAACCGGCGCGAAAGGTAACGCAAGTAATAGCTTAAGTCCTGATCGACACCAAGTGCGTCAGGCTTGCACTATAGTTCATGTACCAAGAGAACGTATAGTAGCAAAGATGAATAGTAGTGAGGAGGAGAGAAAATATCCAGAGAGTGCTGAGTTTAGTAAACTCAGTCACGAAGCAATACAACTCTGGATGTTAGATTTTCCTTTATCTGCAACACAACAGAACCTAGTGAACCATTCCAGTTTTTCACAATTACAGGCTGCTAGTGCTTTAGACAGTATCACTGATAGGAATCGTAACGTACGAATTCCAAAAATTAACCCTGGGGGCAGACGTGCCTCACCATCTATCACAGTAGAAACTCCCCGTCCGAAATTTAAGGTAAAGCAACCTAAATTTGAGACGGCCAATTTAAAGAGAGTCGTGAAGTCAGTTACCGCTAACTTGATGGGAATTAACCGTAGCGGAGAGCCGGAGCCGAAAGTTGGTACTAAGTTACCAACTCAATTCCAGCCAGTTGCTGGTAGCAGTCCACTGTTACCGCCGAGACCAAGTAAAGAACAATTAGATCTGTTGTTAAGAGGGGTTCCCATTCCGCCTCCAATTGATCCAAATTTAGATTACAGTCCTATTAGGCAAACTGGTTGGGCGTCATTTGATGAAAGAATAAGACGCGCAAGAAATAATTTGCAATTGGTTTATAAATGGGAGAGTTTAGTTCCCTTCGGACCCGAGCCTTATGATGGCCCAGATGTATGGATAGATTATGATATTTCAGGTGAGAAACCTGTGCCTATCCCTGGTGACCAAATAATTTTTAATCGAGATAACCGTTTGTTACGAGTCAGATTCATAAATTTTACTTTTCCTTATTTAAATTTTTTAGGAAAATGGAATGATTCTGTTTTAAATACGAATGACACGGTTTTCAACAAACAATGGGGGATTCATTTTCATGAGGAAAACGTGTCAGTGGATCTTCCTTCATCTTTAGTAAACGAATTGATTTCATGGTGGGCACATAAACGCCGTGATGAGGGTAATTGTTTACTAGCTGTGGCTAAGTGTAAAACCTTGGTTGCAGAGTTAGCTATAACATCTGAACAGCAAATGGTGGCAAATTTATATGCACCTGCTGTTGCAATGTATAAGTCTTGGGATGAACAACAGAACGTCACTCGTGTCATGTATGGAGAGTACATTCACGCGGGTAAAACAATTTCTAAGAATTTAAAGGCTATTAAAACAAAGAAAGGAAAGTTCTTTCTTGCTGGAGCTTTGATTTCTACAGTTATTGTTTTGGTTTCTGTTGCTAAAGTTTGTTTTTTCTTCTCAGAGCATGCAAAAGGTGGTTTAAAGATCTTGCGTAATGCTAAGGATAATTTAAAGGATTTGACACGTTATGGAGTTGAACCTAATCCTGGTCCTGGTTTGGAAATCGAAGCACGCAGTAAAGCATTAATTAACTGCGTGCACTTGCCACAATCTAAGAGAATGAAACCTAAAAGTTCTCTTAGATTGCGTGAGGAGAAGTGTAGGGCTAATATCTTGACCAAATCTGATTTGGATACAAGAGGCTGCATTGCTGAGTATGGTTTTAACACCAAATCGTATCAGCCCAATGCATTTGCCGGCAATCGACACAATGAGAAAGAAGCTTTCTTTGCTCGAGTTTTATCTGATACTATCGAACCAGATGAAACTTTATTCGATTGCATTAGTTGGGCTAAGAAGAATCATCGAGGCCTATTTCCTAATATGTATAATGTACAATCAGTTAGTTCTGCTGAATATTTGCGCAGATCTAACGCTTCTCCGGGTGTTAAACGAGTTTTACTAGCTACTTTCAAAAAATTGGAAGAAGAGGGAATTGATGAAGATTCAGTTCTCAATGCTAGGCAACTTTATCTTTTTACCAAAAGGTCAGCATTCGTTAAAGTGGAAAATGATCTTTATTCATCAGAATATGGTAGGAAAAATAAAGCGCCACGCTTAATTCAAGGTGCGACACCTGAATTTATCTGCTTAGTCGGTCCTTGGATCATGGCTTTGCAAGATTTGTTCAAGCGTCGTTGGAACATTAAGAATTTTGTTTGTTTTACAAGTGGTGTGTCAGCTGAAAAAGCTGCCTCGTTTATTTTAAGTGGTGAAGGCCAGTGGTTAGAGGATGATTTGGGTAAATTTGATTGCTCAATTCGTAAACCATGGTGTGACTATGAAGTTTGGTTGGCTGATCAATTTGGAGCCCCCCGAGCTGTGCTTGATTTAATGCATGCTAATATTATGACGCATGGTATTTCGGCTCATGGATGGTCATATAAATGTGAGGGAACACGTAAAAGTGGTGATCCTTATACATCATTGATGAATTCCATTATCAATGGTGTTGCACATATTTTCTTGTACTGTGATTTTTCTAAAAGGGATCTCAGTTCAGCTCGGCATACTTTGAAAATGTTAGTTCAAGGTGATGATAACCTCATGAGACATCGTGAAGGTCAGCATTACAACTGGCAGAAAGGTATGGCTGGGTTGGGTTTTGACAGTGAAGCAATTTACCGTCAGAATAGTAATCAAGTTGAATTTTGTTCCTCACGCCTTTACACCACAAATGAAGGTGCTGTTTTTGGTCCAAAACCAGGGAAAGTTTTGGCTAAATTCGGCTACATTATAAATCCTCCCAAAGGAGTTACACGGGCGTCAATGATGCGAGGTGTGGCTTTGGGTTTGGATAAAAATTGTAGTTTTATAGCACCATTAAAAACAGTTATAGACCGAGTATTGGAACTCACTAAAGGCATTAAAGCCTATGTTCCACGTAAATTACAATTTACGCCTTTTGAAGAGGATGCTTTGTTGCCTACTCAAAGACACACAGCTAGCGTCGAAACTATGCTGAATCTAGATTTCAATTATTTCTGGGATTATTCAACCCAAAGTAGATTTCAAAAATGTGTGTCCGAGATGAATTTCGGTGATTCATATGACTCGTGTTCTGAGTTGTTATTTGACAGAGACACGAGTGGAATTCAAGGCATTTTCGGCAGTGGTTGGTCAGTCCAGCGGCCGGAAGTCTGTGGTAGTTAAATCCACACTGTGAAGCCAAGCTTGGGTACCTCCAGCTGGTGCAACCACCTTTATGGTGTCATATTTTTAAAGGAAATGACGTAAGTGTTTAAAGTTTTTTATAAACTAAACTTGATTATCTCAATCAAGTCCTTTTTTAACGTGTACATGCCGCTTTTGTGAGCGTGCAATGTGGCTTATTTATTTGGTTGTGTGTTGAGTACACTCATAGACCACCTGTAAATGAACGGTTACAAGCCCGTAAGTATAATGATCAATAATTTATTGACACAGAGTACACGTAATCCGTACTTGCTCAGCGGTATCGTGAGCATTTTGACCTAATTAGTTATTGTATTTTGAATTTTATTCTCCTAATTAGTAGCGTTGGTTGCGTTAACACCCGGTAGTTTTGACCGTTAATTTTAAACAAATTCTTTTGCACCTCTGCAGGGTAGACGCCTGCATGTGTATGCCTTAAACTTAAAACTAGAAAACTTAATAACTATGCATATTGTAAATTCACTTGTCTAATTTATCAAATAAATCAAGTAATGGTGCCGTGGCCACAGTAAAAACCGGTGCGAAGGGAAACGCCAAGAATATCTCAAAGAATATTACTTCATCTTCACATCCGAATTCACGAATTCGTGTTCAGACTATTGTGAAAGGCCCACTTCATATTAAATCACCTCCAGCTCAACGTCTGGTTGGTGTTGAATTGAATCCTGGTCCTCCAAAGTCTGGTAAAATGAAAAAGATGATTAGAGTCAGTGTAGCTAAACATGATAAAGCTAAATTGACAAATTTGCAGAGAATTGAATCAGCCAAGAACAGGCTTCGATCAATTCGAGGCAATAATCAACGCAAATCTAAACAATATAATTTGACGTTGAGTCATGGATTAACACATGGTAATAAAGCTGCAGGTGTCTCTATGGTAACAGATGGTGTAAATTCTGGTACCATATGGAAAAACACAACCCCTGAGCGTTTCCCTTTTCCTTTGTGTAGAGAGAAAATTGCTGATATAACGTCAACTGGAACAACTTTTCAGACCTTATTACAGCTTTTTGTTAATCCTGGTAATACAATTTTACACCCAATTTTTTCGCAGATAGCAAAGAATTTCGAGGAATTTATTCCCGAAGTTTTTCGAGTATATTTTAGAACAGAAGAATATATGGCTAGTGGAAATAATGTGGCAGCAGGTTTGACTGCTATGGGTGTTAACTTTGATCCAGATGCAGCAAATTTTGCAGATATGAAAGAAATTGAGAACTATCAGAGTTCTATATCTGCAGCTCCTTTTACAGGTTACTACTGTTTAGATGTTTTGGAACATCGGAGTCATGCCGCAAAAAATGGTCGTAAAGGTGCCGGTCACCCTGATACTGCTTTAAATAATTATTTTGTAAATTATTCTCCAAATTTAGCAGCACCTAGTACGTCCACTCCCAATAAATTTTATGATGTTGGTAATCTGCAAGTGTGTGTTAATAATACACAAGCAGCAACTATTGGTGAGATTTGGGTTGAATATAAATATACTATGATCCGTCGTTTGCAGAATCCAGGTGCACCATCTGGTGGTGTAATTCATTTTACTTCGATTACTGCAACAACGGCTTCAAATTTTCTTGCTGCAACACAAACTGGGGGTACTTTGGGTATTACTTTGTCCGCTACGGGTCAAACGATTACCTTCCCAGCTAATGCACCAGGCAATTATTTAGTGGTGGAAACGGTGGCTGGTGCTACTAGTGCTTCTGCTATTGTCGTGTCTTCCGTTACTGGAGGTGTGGCTTTTCTAAATGTATTGGCTGAAAGTGCAGTGCGTGCAGCACAGTCGTCGGTTTCTTCTCTATCTGGTACTACTACTAGTCCGGCTGAAATCATCACTACTGTTTCGGTAACTGCAGCAGGTGGAACAATGATTATGAGTGCTTCCACCATTGTTGGTACTGGAACTATGAATTTATTCGTAGTTGCTTTACCTTCCACTGTTGTTACAGTAAAGTCTCCAGTTGAACAACAACTTCAATTGGAACTTAGTGAGTTGCGAGATCAGGTGTCAGAGTTAAAAAATTATCTTCTAATGGCACCACATGATTCTTCGTCTACCACCTCTATTATTCGGGCTTGCGAGAGTGAGTCAGATTTTGAGGAGGAAAAAGAAGATCCTCCTGGGGGTTCAACTTCAATCGACACGCTTAGTCGATCGACAGTTGATTTGATGTCTGCATTAATAAAGGCAAAGGCATTGACCAATCGTAAGTAAATTGGCCCCACCACTTCGGGAGATGAGATCCTTAGTGTGTTTATTATCCTTCTTAATTACTCATCGCTTTATGCGTGTATTCACTGGTGTGTTTGATGATAAATTCATACCTTTAATTTTCTTAGTCAATATCCAATTTCACGTTAATTCTTTAAGACCACATAATAGAGTGGCAACGTGTTTGATAAAATTGGATTAATGTAAAATTTTGTCGTGTTTTATCCACGCTTTTCTTCATACAACCACATCGGGCTATACATAATAGGTGTGGGAACGTTTGTATGAATTATTTTATTTATATGTGGCCGAACTAGAGGTCCTCCATATAATCGTTCGTTTTCTTTTCTGTTGCATGCACTTAGACATGCCAGGTGTTGTGTGAAGCTCACCATGTGCCCC